AACATGGACTGACCGAAATCCTCGCCATATTCGGAGATGTAATTCAAGCGCTCGGCTTCCAGCGCTTCGGGTTTGAATACGCTAGTCTCTCCGGCCGTCAGGATCTGCGCGAAGGCGCCAGGCTGGCTCTTAGCTGCCTTGTACATCTTCTCGGCATGGTTATGGCCGCGCGGCGTGGTGATGAAGGTAGACCAGCCGTTATTCTCCAGCAGAATCGGGCGGACATAGGCCCAAGCAGCGGGATTCGCTAGCGCCCATTCTGAAAAGACCACGCCTGCCGGGCTCGATCCGACAAGGGTGTTATATCTGTCACTGCCACCGACTTGCCAGGTTGAGCCATTGACAAACTCGATGAACATTTCCTGTTCGCGCGTCGTTTTCCGGATTTCCAGGGGAAAGGCTTCGTCAATGCGGCGCTTGCCTGAGTGCGGATTAACCGCCGTCCAGATGGCTTTGCGGGCATGGGCGGCTTCAGGAAGCAGGTGCCAATATGTTCCGGCACGCTCAAATGCTGCGACAGCAGTTCTATGGAGAGCAATCTCATCCTTACCGCTGCGACGATGCCAGATAAGATTCGCATACTTTCCCCCATTCTCCCAATATCTCCACGCCTTCATCTGGTATGGACGCGGGCGCCATTGGTTCGGCAGTTGGATTACCGGCATTGCTTCCGTTGGTAATCTAGCCACGCCGCCTTAACTGTAGTCCCGATCCCAAAATCTCGATATCGCGTAGCCTGAAAGTCACGGCAAGGAAGAACTACCCAGCCGAGGATATTTTGGCGGAATCCCCTGATATGCGGCTTCATTTTCCCGCCTCACAAGCCTTGCGCTCCCACTTGTCCTTAGCCTTGCCCTCGGCAACCGTCTGGAATTGCATATTGTGCGGCGCGTCAGCTCCGCCACAAGCCAGCGGCTGGATGTGGTCGATCACGTAGCCAGGGCATGGCAAGCGGTATTGCTGCGTGCTTGGGCACAGGTGCGTTTTGGCGAAGGCGTGGCGGGCGGCGTTGCTGCGCTGGATGGCGTGGGCAGGCAGGCAGATGGCGGATGCCATGATGAGCCACAGGAGGCGATATATCATTCTGCCGCCACGTTTTGTCCTGGGTTCGCAAACTCACCATGCAGCATGTCAGCCGCAAGGCTATAGAACTCATGAGCATGCTCAGGCGTGGCGAAGTAGCCAAGCCAGCTTTTCCGCCCGCCATGGCCAATCGTGGCGCGCCACGGATTAATTTTTTTCCGCTTGTCACGGCTGACACCCTTATAACCGCTGGTGTTGTCAGTCTGCCGACCTCTGTTATATGAGTTTTGCTGTATCACGCAGACGCGGAGATTCGAGCGCCGGTTATCTAACTTGTTGCCGTTGATATGGTCAATTTGCAATCCGTCGCCTTTCGTCATGCCCATCAGCAGACGGTGCATCTTCATGATCTCACCCCGGGCGCCGCGAATATTCGACTCAGCATATCCATGAGCGGAAATAAACCAACTGCCGTATGCGACAAGCATTTCCGCATCTTCGGCATCAACTATGATTTCCTGGCCTCGCTTGGTCATGATTACAGCCATCATTTCTCCTCTTGATCCGACATCCGCACGATTTGCACCGTCAGGCCCACCTCACCCTTAATCTCCTGCTCGATCTTGTCCCCGTACTTCTTGGGCTTGAGCTTGCTGGCGATCCATTTGCGGGTATCGATGCGCAAGCGCATGTGGGCGACATCGGCGCTATCTACCTTGCCGTCAGCCGTCATTGCAGGCGGAGTATCGGCAATATCGAGCATGTCTTCCTCCATCGCATCGGCCTGGGATGACTTGGCAAGCTCGTATTGGTCCCGAAACTCAGGGTATTCCCTAAGCCACATAAAGATAGTGGTAAGCCCTGGCGTGCCCTCATCGCGGCAAATACGGCGCAGGGATTGGCCGTCTGCAATGCGGGCGCAGATGGTATCGGTCAGTTCCTGGGAATAGATGGACGGGCGTCCACCCTTATTTTCTGCCATGTGCTTTACCTGTAGAGGCGTTGCGCGTGGTTATTGGGATGGTGAGGGCAGGCGCTAACTTAGTTCATTAAGCCACTATTCGTCGCGGCACCACTTACCAGCGTTGCTGGCCCTCTGCGCGCATTATATGCTATTTACCGACGGCTGTAATGTGCACTACCACGCCAGCGCCAACTAATTGCAATGGCAATAGGCCGAGAACCGCCCCGCTGGCTGCTGTCACAATACCCTGTGCCGCTGTAGTCGTGGTCGCTGCGGTCAGACTGGCGTTTCTCGCGCCGCCCGCCGTGGCATTAGGCCCGATGGCGTTGGCTTGCACGATGGGAGCTTGAGTGAATCCCGCTGCGCTGTAATCGGCTGTCCAGGCGCCATTTACATCAGTCGTGACCGTTCCGGACCAAATCTTGGCGTTAGCGACTAGCCCGGAGGCGTCATAGACCAGCGCGCCCGCCGATCCCGTTGCGCCAATGGCTCCCGTTGCGCCCCTGAGCCCGGATTTCCAAATACTCATGGCTGATCCTGTTTCATGTCGCCAGCACCTCTAGCGTTGCCGTGCCGCCTGACGATACCCCGCGCACTGCATAAGCGTGCGTCAACATGGCATCATCGGCCGAGCTGAGAACGTTGCCCAAGGGCCAGATTAGCCATTTCGCCGTGCCGGCATCAATCTCGTTTTGGCAGGAGAGTGTGTATTCCACCCTGGCTGTTTGCCCAACTGCAGGATGAATGGCAACGGATATACCGGAATAGCCCGCCTGGATCATGACCGGCTCAGATGTCCCACTGAATACAATGGAAATGCCGAAATAGCCCGGCGCGAGCCCGTTCAGGGATTCTGTCAGGGAAAGCATGTTGCCCCCAGATACAAGGATGGCCCTCTAGGTAGTCGGCAGCCCAAGGCAGGGAGAGAGGGGAAGGGAGATCCCCGCTTCGAACGGCCGACTAGCCAGAAGGCCATGTGATGATTATAGCGTGAAATTGACCGGGTTACGGGTATATCCGAACAGACTGCCCGTGACATTAGTGCCGCTCAGACTGACCGCCTCGCAACGCAGCCAGAAGTCCGTGCGCGCCGCATAATTGATCAGCGGAACGCCTGCTGCCTCATGGCGATAAGGATTATCGGAGGTGACAGAGAGCTCCAGTCCCTTAATGAGCCGGCCTGCCTGGTTCTGGTTGCATAGGACAAAGGTCGCGGCTCGTACGTTGGTATCCACCCGGTTGATCGAGACAAGAATACTCATCAGATCGACCGAGACCTTATCCGGGACCGTGAACATTGAACTGCGCGCGAAACCAAGTCCAACGGCCAGATATTGATAGGTTGCACCTAGTCCGCCTGCCGCACGGATCGAGATGTTGCCAATATTGTTGCCGCCAAACGTGCCAGACGTGCTGACGGCTACCATATTGACGCGCATGACCGTTTCCGGCAACGCCACTGGCGTTACGCCATTCATGGTCAGAATGGTTGTCTTGGAGGCATAGTTAGCGTCCAGATATACAACGGCAACCGTCCGGGCGCCCGTGCCAGCCGCCGTATCATTGGCACTATCGGAGACAATCTCCATGCTGGTCGGGCTTTGCGGCTTCGGGATGAACTTATGGTCAATGCTATTGAGCACGCCCAGCACCGCACCGGACCACACGTCCTCCGGCTGCGTGGACGTATCGACGCTAGGGTTATTCCCTAGTGTTGATACACGCGCCGTGGCGCCGCCTGTGCTAATAGAGGCGGCAAAGGGAAAAGGAACTTGGACATCGTACATTTGTTGTTCTTACGTCCAGGTTGGAGGGTTAGTCTTTCTTTTTGAAGCGGCTCGGAGGCATTGGATATTGTTTGGCGCCCCCCTTGGTGTCTCGGGCCTTGTCCATGGCGATTGCCACGGCCTGCTTCTCAGGCCGGCCAGATTTGCGCAGCTCCGCTATGTTCTGCGAAACCACCTTCTCGGATTTTCCTGATTTGAGCGGCATGTTAAATTACCTTGCCGCCGTCTTGCACACGCCCTTTCTTCGGGGCCGGCAGCGCCTTGCCGATGCCTGCCGCCTTACTCGCATCCATCTTTTGCTTCTCGAAGTTCGAACTCGGCTGGGGATAACCCGAGCACTGATATCCGGTCTTCAGGTTCGCCAGGATCGCGGCGGCGGCCGCTTCAGCAGTTTTGTATGGCATATCTAGGCTCCGACTTGCGCCCGTGCGCGCTCGATAATGCTGTTCAGTTGCAACGCCATTTGCGCCAGCGGCACGGATTGCTGGAGCAGACCCTGAATATCATCCCGCATCAGCGACCAGTCGGCAATGCTCATAGTCATGGTAATGGTGAGCTGGCTTTCGTCAGGCACTTGGATACTGGCTACAGCTTGGACCATGGCGGCTCCATAAAAAATCCCGAGATAATGACATTCTATCTCGGGATTAAGCTCATGGGCGCCTCCACCCACAAGCGAGAGGTTAGGGTGACGCTCGGGGAGGTCTTCCCGGCTGGCTAGCACAGCATCGCGAGCGCCATTAATGGTTGAGGGGCCGGCGCTGATATCCGGCTTGTCTTCGGTAGCCCACCACCGAGAGCTTCAGGGGTTCGACTCGTTTCCGGCCCCAGTGGGTGCGGCCATAGTTCGAACCTTGCGCGCATCAGCCTGCGCATTCCCTCACGGCTGGTGACGTACTTAGCCACGTCTGTCGTCCGGACCGATGAACCGTGACTGCGGGCAAATCACCATGCGTGAAGGGCCTGTCTTTCCAGGCTGCCAGCCAGTCACGGTTTCCCGGAGCCGGACTTAGGACCATTTCTGGCCAACATATGTAGATTACTCGGTTTCCAGCCGATTATCAGCGTTTTCTGCCGCAAACGAAATCGCCAGCATGGCAATTAGCGCGATGAAAGCGGCCAGCAGCGACGCAATGGCGCCAAACAGGATCGTCTCAGCCATCATTTGCTGGTCCGATCCAGGCGCGCGAAATAGTCCGCAGGCACCGACGAGGCCATTGTCATTAGTGGCGGCTGATCTCGGCTGGCCCGCGCCGTTGCGATCCTGGTTGCCAAGTCAGGCCGGTATTCCTCGTATGACGGGCTTGGGCAATTCGTCAGCTTGGGTGCATTCTTCTTAGTCATGGATCAATCTTTTACCTGGTATCCAACATCATCAATTAATGCAACACGCGCCGCCCAGCGCTGTTCATGCAATTTCCTCTCTGCTTCCGCCTGTCGCTGCATCTCCCTAGCAACGCTAGCCCATGTTGGCTGCAGCAAATCAAATCCGAACATCGTTTCCCATAGCGTCGGGCTGCGCTCAGGCGGCGCATCAAATTCCAGAAACATCGCTCAATCCTGATATTTTTGG